CTTAATGCTTTTGGAGAAGGTGCATACTTTACGTCCGACAAAACACTCGCAAATACATTTGCGCAAGAAGACCTCGCAGAAAAAGTCCGTGGTCGCGATGGTGGTTCGCCAGTAGTTTATCCAGTGTACCTAAAGATTGAGCGTACAGATGGCGCTAATGCTGACGGCATAATTGCTAGACCTGTGTATGCCATCAAAAACCCCAGCCAAGCCAAATCTGCTATTGGCAACAATGGCGCATTCGACCCCGCGTCTGGCAATATCCTTGAAGCTGCTATCCAGTCTGCCGACCCAACGACTGCGCCTACGATCGACGCTGCTGCGCAGCAGGTCGGCTTTGCTGACGCTACTGCATTTGCTAACGGCCCCGGTAAGTTTAAGACACCCACACAGCTTGTGTTCGAGCTCGTCGGGCTTGGTCGCGTTAATGGCCAAGACCTGCCTCTCACAGCAAGCATTGCAAAGAACGGTGCAAAGCTGGCTAACTACATCCGCAAGGAAGTACCGACGCTTGAGCGCGTCATCATGCAGTTCAACTCGAACTTCAGCAACTCTCCAGCCACAGTGGCAGCGATCGACAACTACAAGTTTCTGGCCCAAACTGGTCACTTGCAGATGGAGAAAATTGCAACCACTATCGCTGCCCGCCCTGAGCTGCGTGAGCCCTTCTTGGACTATATGGATGGCAATACCAAAGCGTTTGCTGGTATCCAGAACGCTTCCGGGTTCAAGGCTATCGCCGACAACCTCAAAGGCTTGATGAAGCAGTACATCAGCACCCTGCCTGCAAACTCTAAGGAGCGCCGCGCTTTCGAGAGCATGCCGTTCACGCAGTACATCATCAGCCCCACCAGCATCAGTCAGGTCGCAGGCTCTACGCTCAGCGCCGGCAAGATCGCCAGCATGATCGGCACGAAGAAGCAGACACACCAGTCGCTTGACGAGTTCAAGCAGTTCCTCGACATGACAGACGGCATCGTCGATCAAGATCAGCCGCTGTACCAGATATTTGAAGACAAACTTGGCAAGAAGGGTTTGCCTGCTGGGTTTATTTCTAAGGCTCAGTACGACAAGACTGGCGTGACACCTTCTGGTACAGCGGTTGACGCCAAGCGCGTTTGGAAGTTTTCCAAGTACGACACCGACAAGGGCAACTTCGAGTTCTCGTCCAGCATCACTACCCGTGACGCGCTGAAAGACCTGAAGAGCGAAGACCTCGCACTGGCTTTGGTCAACACCACGGCTGCACTGTCTCACGCGCATGCTGCTACAATGTACTTCGGCAACCTCGCTTCGATTGGCCGCGAAGACGGCAAGCCTACGGCTGAAGCAGTTGCGTTCGATAGCGTTGACGAAATCAACGAAGTATTTGGCGATCGCAAGATCGAGCTTAACAACGTGTTGCAGGTTTCCGACGAGGCTTCCAAGTCGCAGTCGTTGCGCTGGCAGACACAGCGCACTGGCACATGGGTGCAGCTGCCAAAGGGCACAACCTACGGAGCTCTTGCTGGGAAGATCATCCCCGGCCCAGTGTGGAACTCCATGATCGACATGCACGATCGCACACCAGCGATTAACTTTAAGTCGTTCAACGAACTGATGGCGTTCTTCAAGCAGTCCAAAACTGTGTTGAACCCCGGCACTCACGTCACCAACGTGCTGTCAAACGTCGCTTTGCTGATTCTCCATGGTATTCGCCTTGGCACACTCAAACGTGCTGCAGGTATGTATGCCAACTTTGAGCGCAATCCAGACTCCATGAGCGACGCTGATCGCGCACTGATGCAGGCGTTCTTCAACTCCGGCGCTGTGCTCGGCCAGTTCACGAACTCTGAACTCAAGGGAAGTGTCTACGATCGTTTGTCCAAGTCCATCACCCCTGCCAGCGATCAGTCCTACATCACACGCATGACTTCGATGGCAAAGTTTGAGCAGACTAAAGCCACACTCAAAGGTTGGAAGGACAACGCTACTGAAGTCTACGCAGCTGAGGACAACGTGTTCCGCTTCGCCGCGTTCTTGGAGACTGCTGGCAACATCCAGTTACGCGACGGCACCAAACAACTCGACGCCAAACAGCTTGAAGAAGTCGGTCTGGCCTCGCGCAAAATGTTCTTGGACTATGACATCGACGCACGTGCAATCCGCGCCGCTCGTCAGACATTCCTGCCGTTCGTATCGTGGTCGTACGCCATCATGCCAGTGCTCGGTCGCATCGCAGTTACTAAGCCTTGGGCCATTGTTAACATGATGGCATCGGTGATGCTTATGCAAGCCGCGCTGGGTGGGGAAGAAGATGATGAGCTGCGCAAGAAAGGGCCAGACTACCTGCGTGAGCGTTCGCTGTTCGGCCTCGGCCCATACATGCACATGCGTATCCCGTTTGTTGGCGACGACCAAAACCCAACGTACCTCAACGTCGGCAAATACCTGCCATTCCTGTCGCTGTTCCAGCCTGCGCCGGGTGAGTCCCCGCTTGCTGGTCAGTCGTGGTTGCCCGGTTTTGTTACCCCCGGTGGTCCGCTAGTTACGCTAATCTCCGCCATGAACGGATACGATCCCTTTACAGGCAAGCCAATGCACGCCCCCACAGATACAGAGTGGGATAAACTTGTCACGACAGGCAAGGCTGCATATGACACAATGGCACCGCCAGTTGTGACAACCAAGTTCTGGAAGCAGATCGGTGATCTTAAAGACGGCGCAATGGGGCCGACAGGTGTCGAGAAGAGTTCCATGTTCTTGGCTCGCACACTGGGTGGCCTTGGCTTGTACCAGTTCAACATCGACGAGGCTGCGTTCTACCAGAACAAGGAAGTCAAGGACATCAAGAAGGACTACAAGGCTGCAATGACCAAGGCCAAGCGTGCGGAGTACCGCAAAGGGTACCCTGACTACGAAGCACTGGACAAAGAACTCGACAGCTTGCGAGATCGTATGCAAGAAGCATTGGCGAAAGCCAGAGGAGAAGAGTGATGGCAACCAAAGATTCTCGGCTGACACGCGCAGGCGTGTCGGGCTACAACAAGCCCAAGGCAACCCCTAGCCACCCTACCAAAAGCCACGTAGTCGTGGCAAAATCCGGTGAGCAGGTCAAGACAATCCGTTTTGGCCAGCAAGGTGTGCAGGGGTCGCCAGACGGCTCTAAGCGCAACGAGGCGTTCAAAGCTCGCCACGCGGGCAACATCGCCAAAGGCAAAATGTCTGCTGCATACTGGGCAGATAAGGTAAAGTGGTAGTTTTAACCAAGGAGCCCATCATGGCAACCAAGAAGATGAACCCGTTCGGCAAAGGCGAATCCAAGAAGATGGAAGCCAAAGAGAAGAAGATGGCTGGTAGCGCCAAAGCCTACGCTGCCATGGAAAAGAAATACGAGGGGAAAAAGTCCACCTCGAAAATGAAGTGAGGCCAACATGAAAAAGACGATCATGTTCAAGCCCTGCAAGGGCTGCCCTACCCCCGCCAAGTGTGCCAAGATGGGCGCTTGCGCCATGAAGGCTAAGGCGAAGTAACATGGCTACCAAGCCCGGACTTTACGCCAACATCAACGCCAAGCAAAAGCGTATCGCTGAAGGCTCTGGCGAAAAGATGCGCAAGGTAGGCAGCAAGGGTGCTCCTACCAAAGCTGACTTTGTGCAGTCCGCAAATACTGCCAAGAAGAAGTAATGCCGTTCAAATCAAAGGCTCAGGCCAACTTGATGCGAGGCGCTATGCACGACCCTGCCTTTGCAAAGAAGGTAGGTGTCAGTAAGAAGGTTGCCACGAAGTTCGTTCGTGAAGACCAGAAGGCCAAGGGCGTAAAGCCCAAGGCCAAGAAGTAATTACTTCATCCCCGCGTTGCGGGTACGCGCAAAGGAGCGGTTAGCGGACTTGGGCACTGCACGCAGGTTGCCTGATCCGTTGCCGCCGCCTTTGACGATGGGCGTCTTGTGGTCGACGTCCTTGCCGTCACCCTTGGACACCACACCCTTCTTCTCCATCTCAGAGCGGGCAGCGTTGCGCTTTGCACGGTTGGCAATTTGCTCTGGTCGGCCCTGATACTTATCATATTCAGCACGGTAATTACGTGGCATACATAATCCTCAGTAAAAATTTATACGTGTTTCCATCTAGCACCTGACAATATTTTACGTATATTGCGAGGACTAGCCAAAAATTTACGCGCTAAGTCTGCTACAACCACTCCGCTGTCTGCGAGCTCGCGTATCTCTATAACCTTGGCTTCTGTTAGCCTTGCTGCATGGTGGAGTGAGCCTGCTACGCCGCCTATTCTGTTTCTTGCGATCGCATCTGCTCTATTATCCGCGCCGCTACCAAGATAGAGGTGCTCAGGATTACAGCATTTCTTATTGTCACATTTGTGGCAGATAAGTTGATACTGTGCTCCTACCGTAGACTTCTCAATAGTTGGCAGAAGTCCATGAAAATAAGCAGAAAGTCTATGCGCCAGTACGTTTTTACCGTGCCACTTCACTTGGCCATAGCCTGAAGACAATATGCTTCCTTGCCACTCATGACATCCGTTTGCCACTGGCAATACCTTCGATAAAAAACTTTCGCGAGTTTGTTTTCGCATCAGTATAGCCCCTCTAGGTATGGCGGTTTATACCGCAATCCTTTGGCAATCTTGCCGTGCTCGTTGAACACAGGCTCGCCGTTCTCGTTGTACTTTGACCAGTTACTGCGATTCACGGCGTCGACTGCATCGGTCATCTTCATGCCAGCGCAGTGGCCAACACCCACAGATGTAACGATCTGGTCGGCCAACGAGTCCAGCAGCTCTTTGCGGTCATGGACTACGACATTCTCTTGCCCACTCTTCAGGCGGTCGGCCAGCAGCTTGAGTTCGTAGCGCAGGTTATTCCACCCACCGTTGAACTGCACGCAGTCCAGCATCTCCACAAACTCTTCCACGTGACATCCCAGCTGAATGTCCAGTTCCCGGGCAGTGGGGTCAGGCCGACCCCTACGGTGCCACAACTCGATCGAATCAATACTCATCGTCATCCTCTTCCATGTGTTCTTGCAACAGCTGCGCTTTTACAATATCAAGGCACCCAAGCACAGTTGGCAGCAACACAGACTCGTCGTATTTATGCAACAGTTCGATTACTTCGTCGACTATGCCCTGCGCGATGTCTGCATCGTACTTCATGCAACTGCTCCTAATACTGCGAGGGTGATCTTACTCTGTGCACGGGCTGTTGTGCCCGTCAGGCTGTCAACAAAGCGTGGGTGGTTCAGATTCACGATCATGCACTGCATCTGGCCCGGGGCGTGCTTTGGGCAGCCCTTGAACATCGTAACGCGGTCACGGCGGCGCAGCAGTGCGTTCTCAGCTTCCAGCTCCCGCTCGATGCGGTCCAAGCCATCACGCTTGATCTTGAGCCATGAGCGCAGCTTCTCAGCGTTGATCGCCACTTGGCTCCCCGGCATGATGGGGTTCTTGTCGTCATAGACGATCTTGACCCGGGCCACTGCACGCTCTGGTGCTGGCATCGTGACCTGCTCAACCCCTGAGCCGTATTTCTCTTTGCACTCAACGATCTGGTCGTTGTGCTCTGCAAGGAACTGGCCCACGATGTCGAACACATCGGTCTTGTGGTCAATGGTGAACTGGCGTGTCTTCTTGATGTGCGTGATCAGGTGGTCAATAGTGCCCTGCACATCGAACGGGAACAGGCCCAAGGCTTGACCAATACGCCCCATACCCCACGCAGAGATGATGGCTGTACGGTAGAAGCGCTCCTGTGGCTCGAACATGAAGTTGAACGTCTTGGCGAATGATGCCTCGGCCCACTTCCACACAGCCTCTGGACCGCCCTTGTCGATCACCACCTGCACCAGCTCAGGGAATGCCCAGCCGTTGTTCTTGGCCATGATGTCGAAGAACTCGTAGCCATCGCTCTTGCCGTCCTCGCGGGTCTCAATGAACGTACGGTCATGTTGTGGCAACTCCAAGCAACGGGCTTTGAGCGGCTCGTTGCCAGCCTGTGCACCCTCGAACTTCTGCCAGATCGAGATGTTGGTCGTCATCAGCGTTGGCCCATCCCACGTGGCTGGGTCACGCAGGTCGCGGTCTTTGGTCATGGACACCTTCTCGCGGCCCATGCTCAGCTGGTACGTCATGTCAGCGATGTCTTTGTCATCTGCTGCAGTCATCTCGTCGATGCAGCATGGCAGGCTGTTGAGCACACCACGCTGCTTGTACAGGGCATTGGCCGTGTCTTTCTGGCTTAGGAACAGCTGCTTTGGCATGCCAATGAGACTGTTGGCGGCGATCAGTGACAGGGTCTTGCCCGTGGTCGTTTCTGTTGAGTAGATGGACACCACAAGTGTGCCATTGCCAGCCACAGGTCCGAGGATGCCAGTCAGCGCCAGCAACACAGCAGAGCGTATCGTTTCAGAACCCGGGCGGTTGAGCATGTCCATGCCGCGAACCCACTCGTCGCGGGAACCGTGTGCACCGATCAAGTTCTCAAACGACTTGGCTGGACCGCGCAGTCGTGTGTCAATGCCGTCATGCTCTGCACCAAGCAGTGTCGGGCCACACATGAATGAGCCATCCTTCTGCCAGCCGAAGCTCACGTAGTCCTGTCCAGTCGGTGCCTGCTGCTGCACCATTGTTAAGTAATCCATCAGGAATCCCCGCACTTTTTCTTGTTGGCCAATGTTCTTCACGTAAATCTGGCGGTTCAGCAAAAAGGAGCTGAAGTCTTTGCCGAGCGATGCCAGCACCGTCATCTCGTGGGGCTTTTCTTTCCAGCCCGTCATGGGGTACTTGACCATCAGCTTGAACGCTGACTTGCCACTCTCGTCGTCGTTGTACACACCAGTGATGTGCATCTCGTATGGGCTGATGTGGTCGAACTCAATCACTTCTTGCGCCACCTCGTTGCCGTTGGCATCGGTCGATGAAATCTCTGTCTTGACTTCGCGGTAAATCTGCCCGTTCTGCACAACATAGCCCTTGGGCATGGTGAACACAATCTCTTCGCCTTCGTCATTCTCGACAGCCACCTCGGTCGCCACGGACAACTGGGCAGGGCTTGTGATCTTTCCACGGCTCGGGCACCCTTCGCAGCCCTTGGCGCACAGCTGCTCGAACTTGGCGCACGTGGTTGGCCCTGTACCATTCCAACCGTTGATCTTGTCGAGACTGCTGTTGAGATCAAAGTCCTTGTGCTTGCCAGCGATCTTGATGACCGCTTCACTTACATCGGTGCAATGCTTGGCCAGACCAAGTGAAGCACGCCATAGAGGCTCAGGTACATCACGACCAGCAGCATCAAGGCATCCACCAGAGTCAACAAGGGCTCTGACTTGATTGCATCTGGAGGCCACTGCGTCAAGGATGACATCGTTGGAGTTGAGTACGGCAGCAAGTATCGAGGACTTTGGCTTGCCTGCACGCGGTGTGAGCGCGTTGGATGATAGTTTGGCACTCTTGCCGAACCACGGCTTGAGCGTTGTGAAGAGCGCAGCAGCATCGTAGTCTGGGCAGTCCGCAACACACCGGACGTCCTTCCATGGTTGCTGTTTCTTGTGGTGCGTGCCAACGGGGCGGAGCACCATGGATGGGTCATGGATTTTTGAAGTGTCGATCTCAACGCCGTTCTCCTCTAGCGCGATGCGCAGTGCAGTGGATGCCTTGACCCAATGATCTTTGCGCACGCTGGCAACAAGTGGCCAGTAGCAGTGAATGCCGTTACCGGACGATATGACCATTGGCTTTGGCATGCCGATCGCTTTGAGTGCTGCGACCATCGCGGTCCAGCCTTCTTTCTGTGTCTGGTATGGTTTGTCTGCACCGATGTCGAGGTCAAGAGCCAGTGCCTTGAACCACTGTGCATGCTCTTGCTTGCGATGCCACTTTTGTTTGTTGTTGTCGTCTGTGTAGCCGTGTCCGGCAAATGAACCAACGCCGAAGTAGACGGTGGTGTTGGGCTCTGAGTCCCAGTCAATGATTGATGCGACCGCGTCGTCGATGTCGGCGAACGAACCTCTGTTCCAAAATATCCCACGTGGATTTTGGCCTGATCTGTCAGGCTTGTGGGTGCAGATGACGAGTTCGTCGAGCTGGGCAAAAACGCGAGTAAGAAAGTGTTTGGTGTCCAAAATGTGCCCCTAGATGAAAAACCCCGGCCTAAGCCGGGGAGCCCTTAACGAGCAGTGATTCTATTACTCGTCAAACAGGCTGTCGAGCTTGGCAGCCAATTCATCCGAGGCTTTTACTGGGGCAACTGTCGGTTTGGTCTTGGGTTGTGCGGAAACAACAGGTGCTGGAGCTGCAGCCTCTTCTTCATACGCATCATCCACAGCGGGTGCGGCAGGAGCTGCAATGGCGGTCTGTGCCTTGGGCGCAGCCAATGCTGGGCCAGCGGCTGTTGGAGCCATCTGGCGAGTCGCCACTTTCACAGAGTCGCTTGCCAACAGGTCATCCACACGAGTGATGGCTTTCTCTGGCACATACCCCTTCTGCTTGAAGGTGATCTTTGGGAAGCTGGCGGCGTCGTCGAAGCCCAACTCAGTCACAACTTCTTCAGGGCCAATGCCGTAGTTGCCCAGCTCTTTGAAATACTCACGCAGAGCTTTCATACCGCTTACAGGCACAGTCAGGCTGTAGACCTTTGTGGGGTCAGCAGCAGCCACAACAGCGAGGTGACGCTGGTCAGCGCACAGCTTGGACTTGGCACCGGACGGCAGAATCTTGGAGCCCAGCACGTTGTTGGGGCAGTCAGCGCAGGCGCTGTGCACAGGAGCGTCAATGCTTGCGTCAGCCTTCAGGCCATCGTTGGACCAGCAGTCAGGGCGGACGTTCTCAGCGGATGCGTCGAAGGCTTTGCCGTAGAACACTTTGGAGACGCGAGGGTTGGCACCCACGATGATGGTGTCCAGTGTCACGCCCACGGTGGTCTCGACGCCCTCTTCGTTCAGGCGATAGCGGCCAGCACGGATGCTGATGCGTGGGATGCTCACGCCGTCAGAGACGATGGCAGATGCCACGGAGGACTTGGTGCCAGCTTGTTGGCGGGCTGCGATACGCGCTGCGATGTGCGCTGGGACGTTTGCGATCATGTTGCTCATTAAGTTACTCCTTGGATTGCGCTTTGCGCATGTTGAACACTTTTGTCGATGAGAAATTTACCCCGGGTGGAGGTGCGCCGTTGGCCTCGATGTAACTCTTGACCCCCGTCTTTGATGCTCGGCTCTCAACCATGTCCCAAGCATCGTGCTCTTTGCAAAAGCTGAAGAACTCTTCACGAGAACCAACTGTTGCGGTGTGATGGGTAGACCAGTAGGCCGTACCGTGCGGAGTCTTGACTGTCTCCAGTCCGTCTTCCTGTGCTTTCGCTGTCATCCAGTTTTCAAGGGCCACCATCTTTTCTGTGAGCTTGGCCTTGGTTGTCTTGTGTTCGCGTTCGAGAGCTTCAATCTCGTTGCGAACCTGCAGATACCGCTCTGCGGCAATGTCGTAGTTCATTCAGTTACCTCGTTTCTTACTCGTCACTGTTGATGCCTTGCACCAAATTCAAAAACTCCGCCAGTGTGTTTTTCTTTGCGCGGAGTCGGCGGTATAACTCTGCTTCAAAGCCGGTGGCCCAGATGTGCCACACAGTCGTTTTGCCAGTTGTTGTCAACCGGCGAATCCTTGCATTGGCCTGCTCGTATTGCTCAAGTGAATAAATAGGCGCAAACCAAATGATGTCCTTGGCGCGTGTCAGTGTCAAACCGTGCGCAGCAACCTTGGGGTGGGCCAGCAAAATCTGCGGCTTGTCCGTGTGCTGGAAGTCGTTGAATATCTGATCACGATCCTTTTTGCTTGTGTCCCCGTTGACCATTGCAACATCGAAACCATCTGCGGTGAGCCTGCTCAACATGCGTTGTTGTGACGCTTTGAACGGCATGAAGATGATTGCTTTGTCGCCGATCTCCGTGAGTAATTCAGTGAGTGTATTGTACCTCTCTGAGTCGTCCATGTCAATCACACCGCTCTCGCTGATGACTGAGCCGCAGCAGATTTGCAACAGCTTGGCCAGCACCACGGCTGCGTTGGGCGCAGTCACTTCGCCACCAGCGAAGATCGTCACCGCCTTGTCCTTCATGTCCTTGAACGCCTTCTCCTGCTGCTTGGTCAGCTCGGTCTTGCGACCTACAAAGTTGGTGTCAGGCAAGTCCTTGCACTCGTCCAGTGAGAACCTGATCGAAGGCTGCAGCACCTTGCGGCATGTCTCCAGTGCGTCAGCACGTGGCACCCAGCGGAACGTCGTCACCTTCTGCATCACCAAGTCTTTGAACGTGGTGAAGCTCTTGGGGCACTGTGGTGAATCCACCAGTCGTGCCAGTGTCCATGCGTCAGCTGGCGTCTGCGAGATGGGCGTGCCCGTCAGCATCCACAGCCATGGCTGGTTCTTGGTCATCCACTTGGCGAATATCTTGTACCGCTGTGAGCTTGGTGACTTCAGCGCTGTCGCCTCGTCGTAGATCACCACGTCGAAGTCATTCAGCTCTGCGGCCATGTTGGTGAACCCGTCATGGTTGATGATGACGTACTGCACCCCGGGCGTAGCCAGCAGGTCAAGGCGCTTTTGCTTTGTCCCCGTGCAGATCACGAACGAGCGATGAGGCAGGTGATGCTTGAGCTCACGACCCCACACGACTTTCACCGTGGACAGCGGAGCGATGATGAGCACCTTCTTGGCCACACCCTCATCAAGCAAAAAGTCAGCGGCCCAGATCGAGCTGATGGACTTGCCAGTACCCGGAGCGTTAAGACACAGGGCACGCTTGTGCATGGTTAAGAACGCTGCAGTGTCTTTCTGGTGCTCCATCGCTGTGAAGCGACCGGGCCAGTTGTAGTACTGCAATATCGGCGCAGGCACACTGAAGCCGAGGTTCTTGAGAACCATCGACTCATCAACACCGTAGGGCATGGCCAGCATGTCTTCGCCGTTGTGCTGCAACAGCTTGGCATGGGGGATAGCTCGCGCAACAGCTGCATTCTCATTGCTGTTGATGATGATCTTGCGCTTGTCAGGTATTACGAGCATTCAGTGCCACCCATGCTTTGAACGTGAGCGCCCATTCGTCCACGTTGGTTTCTCTCACGATCCAGACTTCTCCGCCTGCTTGCGATACAGCCGCGATCTCGCGCTCTTGGTTCGCAGTAGTAGTCCCCTTGCCGAACTTTGTCTCCACAGCAAACCCAAGACCGTTGACGATGCCAACAAAGTCAGGAATACCAGCGCGACCGAAACCGTTAGCGGGAGGCATAAACCACCAGCAATCTGGTGTGCTCTTGAGTACGGCCTTAACCACCTTCTTGACATCTTCTTCTTTCTTCATCGTTTACCTTTCAGTCTCGCGTCAGGGCAGAACCCCTTTGCTGGGCACCATGGGCACAGGCCCGATGGTTTTGTTTTGAACACGCCGAGGTCAATGACTTCCTGCACCATGTCAAAGCGAGGCTCCAGTGCCCGCCACAGCGAGCCGAGGAACCTGCGCTCATACGTGGCGTTTGTCACCTCGTCGAACTTGAGCCAGATGAACGAGGTCTTCACCTTCTTCACCTGTGGGTAATGCCAGAACACCATGGCCGCAAACAGCTGCAGCTGTGTCGGGTTCTCCTTGACCTTGCCCGTCTTGTAGTCGAGGCAGTAAGCAGTGTCACCGTCAACGACCAGCACGTCAGCGATCGAGCGAATCCACACGTCCTTGGCGAACCAGTCCACAGGCTGCAGCTGGCGGTTGACGGACATCTGATGCTCGAACAACTTCTCGCCATTACGTGAGGTGATCTTTTGAACCAGTGGTCCCCAGCGCCCTAGCGACTGCTTATTCTCCAGTGTGTCCTCCAGCGCAATCACCGCCTCAGTTGCTTCTTTGCCAGCAACCAGCGCGTGACCGTAGGCCTCCAACACCTTATGCACCCTGTCGCCGTACTCTGACGCTTCGTTCATAGTGCTCTGCACGCGCTTGGACACGTACAGGTAGTCGAACTGCGCAGGGCATTGCTCGAATGTGGAGAGTCGGCTGAACGACAGAGGCATTGGTGTGGTCATGTTTCTTCCAGAGTTACTTTTGCAAGTTGCACGGTGAGTTGCTCAATCATGTCCTGAAGAATCCTGCGTCGGTTCGGTGATGGCTGCGCGAACTGCTCCGGCATAGTTACCATCACACTGATTGGGCCATCTACGCACTGAACGCCAAACCAGACTTTCGACTCGTACTTGTGCGCGTCGTGATCCCATTTGACTTGTGCCCAATGCGGCAAGCGGTCAGTAGATGAGTAAGTTATTGCCATTACTTTGCATCCCCATAGGAAGGTCCAACACCAGTCTCGCACGCTACGGGAATGCTGCGGCACCACTTGGGTGTTAACGACAGACACTCTTCCATGTACGCACGGGCTTCATCAAGTTCTTCATTCCTCACCACACAGACAGCCTCGTCATGGACGGACAGCTTCACTGGGTAGCGCTGATTGATACGTGCAGTTTGCCACATAACGATCTGCATTGCAGCATGTTGCGATAAATTTTCTACAACTTTCGCGCCGTGCAGGTGCACACGCTGACGACCCATGACGTAAGTCCAGTCCTTGCCGTCGTGCTTCAGGTCGTTGTACATCACACCGGGCTCACCGGGGCGACCAAAACCATCCCACTGCGTCACGAACCAGCCGTTGACATCCACGTTGACCATGCTGCAGCCGTTGGCTATGTCGGGCAAGACGACCTTGTCGCAACGCTTCCACAACTCCACCACCTTGTAGTGCACAGACCTGTACAGGTCCACGATCTTGTAGGCTCGGTCGATGTCAATCAGCTCAACGCCGGGGTCAGTACGTTTGGCCAGCCGCACCATCTCTTGGAACCGCGCAGCACCAGCGCCGTACTGCAAGCCCAGCATGGCGGTCTTGCCGAGGAAACGCTCGGCCTTGTCCTTCTTCGTGATCTCTCTGCCGAACAGCTTGCTTGCAAAGTCGCAGTACAGGTCAACGCCGTTGCGCAGCTTCTCGGTCACGTCATCCTGCCCAGCCAAAGCCATCACCGTGCGCAGCTCGATGTTGGAGGAGTCACCCACCAGCACGGTGTACCCGGGCGGAGCCAGCAGGGCATCACGCAGGCCCGCAGACGGGCCACGCGCAGGGATGTTCTGCCAGTTGATGGAGTTACCCCCAGAGTAGCGCCCAGTGGTCTTAGCGCCCCAGAAGTTGAGGTACACCGGCAGAGGGCCGCGCTTGGCAGTCTCCAAGAACTTCAGCGCACGTGTTTCAGCGATAGTCGTTTTGACTCCAAGGCGAGCCGCAACCAACGCCTGTACGTCCGCATCGTCGGACTCCAGCAGGTCGGTGAAGGCTTTGTCGGATTTGGCGAAGGCATATGTCTCTTTGTCAGGGTTGGCTTTGCTCTGCTTCATCGGTGGGGTCACACCCAGCTCCAGCAAGCGAGCAGCGAATTTGTCGTTGGACATGATGGTCTCGCGATCAGTCACGGCTGTCTTGAGCAGCTGTTCCTTGCGGATCACCTCGTCGTCGTAGAGCTGTTTCATCTTGGCCTGATCGCCTATCAGCAGCGGCTCTGTGAACATTCGCACAGTCATGTCGATCAGTCGTGCAGCCAGTGGCGGTGTGAATGGGTCGAACTTCTTGCCCAGCTCTTTGCACAGCCATGTGTCGTGCTTGCAGTACTCCGCGTACTCCTCTAATTCCGTGGGATTAAAGTCAGCGCGTCGTTTGCCCAGCGCCTTGGTCACGGCTGTGCCTTTGTCCGGCAGGTTGTATTGCTTGGCAAGGTTAGCCAGTGAGTGCGATGTCAGGAATGGCAGCAGCATACGGCCTTGGCCGAGGGTGTCCATCCACAGCTTAGGCCTGATGCCGCAGCGTTGCGTCAGGATGAACCCGTCGAACATGGTGTTGTGGCAGCGCACAGCGCTGTTGGCCCAGTCGAACGTACCGTGCATCCAGCCGATGGTCTCCAGCTCAGAGCCAGAGAACCACACAGCAGGCTCATCGTTCTTGATGACAGACACGCCGACGATCTCAAAGCGGTCGTCGTTGATGTACGCATCGGTCTGCATCTTGGTGAGACTGAACTGCTGGTCGTAGTAGGTCTCTAGGTCAACTGTGAGGATGTCCATTACTTGCCCTCATCCAGTACGAGTTTGCTCACAACCTGCGCGATGAATTGCGCCTGCAGCTCTTCCAAGTCTTTGGCAATCATGCGCTCGCTGCCCACAGCCATCACGTAGCCGTTGGTCACGCGATCAATCTCGATGCTCACACGTTGGTACATAGAGAACCTAGCATTAGAGATCGAAGAACCTGACAATATAGCTTGGTTGTACGCCTGCAACTGTGATGTGGCTAGAGTGTTGCTGTTGGCCATCGTTGCCTGACCAAGAACCCCAGAGCCCATAGAGCTACCAATCGCCCCTTGCGCAGCGTTCTGTAGTGGGTGGTTAGTCATTGGTTTTCTCCAGCGAAAGAGCGAAGAGAACGCAGCACGCAGCGTGTGCCAAGTGGGAGATGGAAGTCTCTGAATCGCACTGCTCACCACGTGCACTCGCTGCAAGGTGTCTGAAGGCAGCCGCGAGATAGCGCTGCTCACCGCCCTCGACATGCTTCCAGTTATCACGTGCGTACTTCTTCGCGCCGAAGTCCAGCACCCGTACAACTTCTTCGACAGCGTCCCACGGAAGGAGCGTGTAGTCTGGTTTGTCTTTGTCATATTTGCGTCCTTGAGTTGCCAGCATCTGCTGCATTACTTCTTCTTCTTCTTCCTGTGGTGTCCAAGTTGTCAGGTCGGGGAACAGTTCGAGTTGTTTCATGATCTCTCCAATGCTGCAATGCCCAGTAAGCGAACGACCACGTCTTGCACGGTCTCGTCATCCTTGACGATGAATGTTGGTGGGGTACGTGGTGGACCAGACCGCACTGTGTACTGGTCTTCTAGCCGCTGTGTATCCATGCGCACCAGTGTGCCGTTGTCCACTTGGACGATGGTAAACCGCAGCTGTGTGCAGCCTTCCAGTACATCATAGCGACCAGAGCTTGTCGATGGATGCAGTGCTTCCGGTGATTCCCCTCTGTATTTCAGCTCAACTTTTTTACGCTCTTGCTGGCGCAGCGCCCACTCTACGATTTGTTTCTTAAACCAGTTCATTCGATCTCCTCTATGCGTACTCTGACGCGGATTGGTTTGGCTTTGGTATTGCGGAAGAGCTTGACTGTCGTGGACGCCTCAAACGCAGGTGCTCTGACTTTCCACAGCAGCGGGATGCCATCGTCACTGAGCATGAAGCTCCTGCCGCCTGTCTTGACGGCCCATGCTTTGATGTCTCGTTTCACTCTCTGCTCCTGTCAAACGTAGGCAGTGGTGCCCAGTGAGTCCATCTGTCACCGTCACGCCATGTACCAAGAACTGCAACGCCTAGCTTTTTGTCGATCATCAGCATCTTTGCGCTCAGCGGCGGTGGGTACTCTTTGGCGTCTCGCCAGTGGTTGTTGACATCGACCACAGCGAAGCGGTCGTGTGTTAGTTTGTGCTCGGTCATTGCCATAGTCCTTTGCCGCCAACGAAGGTGGTCTTGATGTTCGCCTGCTTTTGTGCCTCAACCTTGCGCACGTAGCTTCTGCGGCTACGCACTCGCTGGGGCTGTGAACTCGCAGGCTGTGC